ATACTAAGCAGTTCATGTTTGAGGATGATAACTTCACCACTCATCGTGGTAGAGCAATTTCAATATGTGAAAAGATAAGAGAAATTGGTGGTTATGTTTGGCAATGTGCCAGTAGAGCTGAAACTCTGATTGACGATGAATTGGGCTGGAACCTGAAGAGTGCAGGATGCCATACCGTTTGGCTTGGAGTTGAGACCTTATCTCAGGATAGTTTGGATAGATGTAATAAGAATACTACCGTTGAAAAGATGTTAGCTGGTATTGCCAGAGCTCAAGTGCATGGATTAAATACAATGTCTCAATTTATAGTTGGGTTGCCTGGTGATACTGAAAGGGATATCCTGGAGACAGTTACTAATATTAAACGCAGTAAGATTCGCAGAAGAGGAACTAATACTTTATGGATCTTACCAAATACAGAAGTATATAAGAAAGCAAAGGCTTTAGGATTTAATGATAATAGTTATCTGACAGAAGGGGTTTCATACTATACTTACGAACAAAGTATGAAGACTCTGGAACGTTGGGCTAAATTAATAAATGCGGCATGAAAATCTTAGTTACAGGAAGTGAAGGAAATATTGGTAAAGTACTTGTTCCATACCTGAAGAGTCAGGGGCATGAAGTATTTGGTATTGATTATCAGCAGAGATTCAAGGATGGTTTCAAAACTGTTGATATTAATGATGGAGCTGATCTGATCAATGCTTTTTATGATTTCAATCCTGAAGTGGTCTTTCATTTGGCGGCTATGGTAAGTAGGGTTACTTGTGAAGCTTCACCGGCTACGACCGTAAAAACTAATCTTTATGGAACTGAAAATATCATTCAGTTATGTAAATGGATTAAAGCTAAACTGATATTCTTTTCTACTTCAGAGGTTTATGGGAATATTGGGGGAGTTTTATCTGAAGATAGGACTGATCTTCAACCAAACAACTTTTATGGATTGAGTAAGTTGATGGGTGAGCAATTAGTTAAATATGAGGTTTCCAATGGCTTAGATGCTATTATTGTTCGTCCATTTATGTTCTATCACGAGGATGAAACTATCGGGGATCATAGATCAGCTATGATAAGATTCGCTACTAATTTAGTTGAAGGTACTACTATTCAGGTTCATAAAGGAAGTATACGTTCATGGATGCACTTAGATGATGCGGTAGTAGTATTGGAAGACCTTTGCTATATCAGTGGTTTTCAATTATTGAATATAGGAAGTTCCGATTGTTTTAGTATGGATTATATTGCTTCCCTGATGTGTGAATCACTTAAACTTAAGTATGAAGATTATGTGGAAGAAATTTCCTTACCTTCAAAAATGACGCTTACAAAAGTGCCGAGTTTAGAAAGACAATTTGAACTTACAGGATATATAGGTAAAGTGCATATACAGGATGGAGTAAAAAGAGTACTTAGTAAAGTATTAGGAAAATGATAGCTTTAATCACACCTTCGGGAGGAAGACCAAAGCAAATTGAACTTTGTTCCAAATTCATGAAACATCAGGATTATGAAGGAAAAGTTCTTTGGGTAATTGTTGATGATTGTGATCCTATTACTACTAATTGTATATCTTTAGCCTTCAAAGGTAATTGGGAAATACAGAAAATTCATCCTGAACCTAAATGGAAGGCTGGTGGGAAAAATACGCAGTCTCGTAATTTATTGGCTGGTCTTGATGCTGTTGAAAAATATGATGATGTTGAAGCCATTTTTATAATTGAGGATGATGATTATTACTCCCCTCAATATTTAAGTATTATGATGGAAAAGATTAATGGTTATGATGTGGCTGGTCAAATGTATACAGTATATTATAATCCGATATTCAGAGGTTGGATGCGAAATGGTAATTGGAAACATGCCAGTTTATTTCAAGTGGCTTTCACTCCAAAGATGATTAGAGTTTTTAAGAAGAGTTGCTCTATGCCAAGACTATTTATAGATATGAGCTTCTTCAGATTAATGGTTGGAACTCCATATAAGATCAATTTGTTTGATGGTAAGGATTTAGCAATAGGGATTAAAGGATTGTCTGGCAGAACGGGAATAGGGATGGGACATAGAGCTGAAGTTAAGATGACTCGTGATGCTGATTTTGTAAAGTTAAAAGAGTTAATTGGTGATGATTATATGTATTACTTATGAACCAACCGATATTCATAACAGGAGTAGAAAGATCAGGGAGTTCACTGATTGCAAAGATATTTGATATTTGTCATGCACATGTTGGAGTGGTTTCTACTATGTATGAGAATCTGGGAGTGAAGCTTCTGATGGATAGTTACTTACATGAAAATAACAATGGATCATTGTTTATAGAAACTAAGTCATTGAATATCCCAGTTGATTGGAATGAAAAGGTAATGAAGTTAATAATCTCTAGTGGATACGAAGATGGCCCTTGGTTATGTAAAGGATCTCGTATGATTCAGATGTGGCCTGTTTGGCATTATGCTTTTCCAAATGCCAGATGGATAATAGTAAGAAGAAAGACTCCTGATATTATTCAGTCATGTATGAAAACAGGATACATGAAAATATTTAAGGATCCAGTTAATTGGGAGAAAGCTATGGTTAATAGTGAGGAGGAAGGTTGGTTATGGTGGATTCACCAATATGAAAAGAAATTTGTTGAAATGATTGAAGCTGGAGTTAATTGTAAACAGGTTTGGCCTGAAAGAATGGTACATGGCGATTATCAACAGGTCTACGAAACACTTGAGTGGTTAGGTTTGAAGTGGAACAGTAAAATAGTGGAAACGATTGATCCAATGTTAATTAAAAGTAGGAGGAAAGAAGGATGGCATATGTAACCCCAGATGAAGTAATAGGAGTAATGGAAGAATGTTCCTTAACCTCCGAGCAAGTTGATCCATATATCTTATCAGCTCATTTATTTGTTACTGATATTTTAAAGAATAGTGGATTATCAGCAAGCCGGTTGAAAGATATTGAAAAATATCTTGCAGCTCATTTTATTGCAAGTATTCACAGTCGCCCTTCTTCTCGAGAGAAAGTAGGTGAGGTTGAAGTTGAATACTCCAATACTAAGTTTGGAGAAGGTTTAAAATCTACCCCATATGGACAGATGGTTAGCATGTTAGATACTACTGGTTTAATTGCTGCATCAGGGAAAAGAGCAGCTACATTTTTTGTACCGAAAAGCTTTGACGAATGAGTATAATGAGTACATATAGAAGTTCCCTTGTACAGAAGGCAGTATATTGGGGAGCACCAGTAGATAACGGATATAATAAATTTGTTTATGCTGATCCCGTAGAGATAGATTGTCGTTGGGAAGGTAAGGAACAACTACTAAGGACTTGGGACGGTGGAGGAATATCTCTTTCTTATATTGGAATTGTATGGGTTGATCAGGACTTGGATAAGAATGGATGTTTATTCTTAGGAACTTTGAATGATTTAGATAGTGGAGCTGAAGAGGATCCTTTATCTATGGATACCGTATATAGAATTCAGCAGTTTGAAAAACTTCCGAGGATGAGATCAACTACTGAATTTATTAGAAGGGCATTTTTATCACCTTGGCAATACAGATAGGTTATGGGAATGGAGTTTTTCAGATTGGACATTAACGGCATCCCCCGATCAAACATTCAGGCGATTGATAAATGGACTATGGCTTTTAATAGACAGGTTTCAGGTATTGAAGGACGATCTTTGGCAGGATTACTTAAATGTGCTGCTTTAATCAGAAATGAAACTGAACATGGTGATGTTAAGACTCCAAGAAGAACTGGTAATTTGATCAATAGTTGGTTTGTGGTTTCGGGAAGGGGAAAGATTGTAGCAGGAGGAGGAAAGAAACATAGGGCTGAAGCAGGAGGTCCTTTTTCAGGTCCAGATGGAGCAAGAGTTGCAGGAGAACATAGTGCCATTTTATCTGATATGGAAAAGAGAGCGATTACCAACTCTAAAGCAAATGGGGGACCTATCGTAATTATGGGGTATAGTGCCTTTTATGCTCTTTACGTTCATGAAATGCAAGGTACTGAATCAGGTAAGGAAATACATTGGACCAGAAAGGGATCTGGACCATCTTGGTTTTATAAGGCTCTTATTAAACAACAGCCCAATATGTTAAAGATAATAGCAGAGAATATTAAACTGAAATAATATGAATACTCCCAATATTGTGTTTATTTATAGGATATTAAATAAAATTAATGGTAAGTTTTATATTGGATCTACTTATTCTATTGATAGGAGATTTAAAGAACACCAGAGGGATTTAAATAAAGGAAAGCATCATTCTATTTATTTACAAAGGGCATGGAATAAATATGGAGAGCCTATGTTTGAATTTGAGGTATTGGGAATTTGTTTGAAACAAAACTCTAAAAAAGAAGAACAATTTTTATTAGATTCTACTCAATGCTATAATCCTAATATTGGGTATAATATGAATATAAAGGTTGATAGTAGAAAAGATAGACCAATGTCATTAGAGTCAAGAATTAAAATGAGTAATTGCAAAAAAGGAAAACCAAGTCCAAAATTAGGAATGAAGGTATCAGAAGAGACAAGGGAAAAACTCTCTTTATCTCATAAAAATCAGAAAGCTTGGAATAAAGGGCAGAAAGGAGTTTATTCAGAAGATGTTAAATATCAAATGGGGAGTGGACGTAGAGGGAAAACAGCTTGGAATAAAGGGCAGAAAATAGGGGTGGCTTGGAATAAAGGATTAACAAAAGAAACAGATGAAAGGATTGCTAAAATGGCAGATTCTAAAGAGATATGTTTAAAAAGAAGTATAGCCGTAACTAAATGGTGGAAACAAAGAAAGGAGGAGTCAAATGCAGTGTTGTTCTGAAGATATAAAGGATATGTTGTTAGCAGAAAGTTCTTTGGATCTTGAACTCGCTAAAAATTTATTTGTAGGACATGAGCCACCGAATCCAGATAACATAGTAATTGTTTTTGATAGATATGGAGGTAATTCACCTGTGACTTTAGATGGAGAAGTTTACGAATATACGAGCGCTCAGATAATGGTTAGAAGTAGGGATTATCAACAGGCGCAAAGTTTAGTTAGAGATATAAAGGAGCTATTACATGGTCGGGCAAATGAGACATGGAATGGAACCTTTTATACGTTGATTCTATGTTCCACTCCTTCTATGTTGGATTGGGATGATGGACAACGAGTTCGTTTTATTATTAATTTGAATCTTCAAAGAAGATGAAATTCGTTTAATTAAAAAAAGGAGGTAAATTATGAGCAAAGCATTTGCAGGGGTGGGAACAGTCTTTAATAGAGAAGGTACACCTCTTGCTGAAGTAAATTCAATAACAGGCCCGGGAATGACCAGGGACTTTATTGATGTTACCTCATTGGACTCTACTGGTGGCTACCGAGAGTTCATTGCGGGATTTAGAGATGGAGGAACTGTAGTACTCAATATGAACTTTACTATCGACACATGGCAGTTGATGAAGGATGATTTTGAGGATGATGCGGCTGTAGGCTACTCTATTGAACTACCAGACTCAGATGGAACTACAATTTCATTCAATGGTTTGGTTACAGAATGTCCAATAACTATCCCAACTGACGATAAGGTTACGGCTGACGTAACT